AGAAGTACGTTGACCTAGATGCTAAGACATCAACACTAACAGAGACAGTTGACCCAGATGCAGTAGCATTGTCAACACCAACATCTGTTACAGTGACACTTAACGAGTACGGTAACGCTGTACTTGTAACACGTGCGTTGGAACTATTCTCTCTAGCAGATGTAGACCCAGCAATCGCAAACATCATTGCATACAACCTAGCCGATTCTATCGACACAGTTGCAATGACAACTCTACGCTCAGGCTCAAACAACATCTTCGCAGGCAATGCAACAGCAACTGCTAACGTTGATGCTGCAGACACACTAGACTCAGCAGACATTCGTCGCGCTGTAGCGAAGTTGCGTGCTAACAAGGCTAAGGGTCGTCGCGGAAACGCATACTGGGTAGGTATTCACCCAGAAGTTTCACATGACCTTCGTGCAGAGACAGGCGACCTTGGATGGCGCTACCCACAGGCACAATCTGCTGAAAACTCAAGCAAGATTTGGGCTGGAGAAATCGGTGAGTACGAAGGCGCATTCTTCGTAGAGTCATCACGTTTATTCAACGCTAAGACTGGTGCAGACCAGACAGCATTGGCAACAACAGCAGCAACAGTTGCTGGAACATCAGCAGGATTTACTGTTGGCGTTGCATCATCATCTGTTATCGCAGCACGCGCTGAGGTCGGAGATAAGATTGCTGCAACAGGTATTGCATCTGGTGCAAAGATTACTGCTATCGCAACAAGTGGCTCAACAACAACTATTACAGTTGATACAGCAAACACTGCAGCAGTAACAGTTGGAGCAACAGTAACTGTAACTCCAGTAACACGCGTATTCGATACAATCGTTGCAGGTTCACAAGCAATGGCAGAAGCCGTAGCAGAAGAGCCACACGTAGTTATCGGTAACGTAACTGATAAGTTGATGCGTTTCCGCCCAATGGGTTGGTACGGCGTACTCGGCTTTGCAGTTTACCGTGATGAGGCTCTATACCGAATCACATCAGGTTCATCAATCGCTGCTCAGTAGTTAATTGACTGTAGGGCTGGGGAAACCCAGCCTTATGGTGAGTCCACTAAAGGAGGAGTCATGACAGATTACATCTTCGAGACACCAACTGTCGATGAAGGCTTTGAAGGAGTCCAACGACTCTTTACATTCTACAAGTTAACACGTGGCATCAGTATCATTAGAGTTAATGGAACTTACCGTCAGGTTCGTTATCCATACGATGGTGACTTAAGTACTTACCAAGAAGTATATCTTGGTGGTAGCAGGTACACTGTAGATGAAGCAACTCGAGAAAACTTAATCAACGGAAACGTTGGAGTAACGACAGCAAACTTCACAGCAATATAAGGGACATATGGGACACGAACACGCAAGCAAAGTTCTTGAATGGGCATACAAACTAGTAGACGGAGATATGATTCCATACTCCGCTCTCTATGGATGTATACACTGTGATGCTACATCAACAGAACCTTTTCCTGATGAGAATGATATCTTTATAGACCATACCAAGTGTGGTCCTGATTGCTTTGGCTGTAAAGCCAGAGGACTTCAAATGAATACTGGCGATGCTAACAGTCAGCGAAGCGCTCCACGTAAGCGCTTTGAGAACGAACTATCTGCATACGCTAATGCGAAGGCACAGGGTATCCAACCTGGTGGCACTTCGATGGAGAAGATTCGTGAGGCAGAAAGAGCCTCCGAAGTATTGAATAAGCCATACAACGCTAATTCAATGCCAGATGCAAAGCACGTAAACCAATCAACCGCAGCGGTAATGAAAGAGATAGGACAAGTATAATGCCAAAAGTAGGAATGAAGGAATTCGCATACACAGCAAAAGGAATGGCAATGGCTAAGGCTGAGGCTAAGAAGACTGGCAAGCCAATGAAAAAGGCTGCTAAGAAAGTTGCTAAGAAGGCTGTAGCGCGAAAGATGATTAAGAAGTAATGACAAAAGCACGTACAACAGCAGGCGACCATTCAAATATGAACTCCGTCTTTAAGCCAGTTGTTAGTTATGCTAAGACTGTAGGGTCAGCAGTTGCAGATTTTGGAAAGGCATGGCAGAAAGCAAACAACGCTTCTGCAGATATTATGCCAGGAGCAAATGCTCGCGCTCGCGCAGCAAACAAGAACTATGATGCTGAAAAAGGACAACTTATGGGAGCAATCCTACAAGGACGCAAGTATGACAACAAGACTGGAAAGCAGATTAAAAAGAAATGACAGACCCAAGACTAAAGCGAGCAGGAGTATCAGGCTTTAACAAGCCTAAGCGTACACCAAATCACCCAAAAAAGTCACACGTTGTTGTGGCTAAAGAAGGAGATAAGGTTAAGACTATTCGCTTTGGTCAACAGGGTGTGACTGGCGATAGACAACCAACTAAGCGTCAGGCTTCTTTTAAAGCACGTCACGCAAAGAATATTGCTAAAGGCAAGATGTCTGCAGCCTACTGGGCGGATAAAGTAAAATGGTAGCAAAGAAAAAGGCTAAGTCTAAAGTCAATGCTGCTGGTAACTATACCAAGCCTGGCATGCGTGCCTCACTATTTAAGAAGATTAAGGCTGGCTCTAAGGGTGGAGACCCTGGAGAATGGTCTGCTCGTAAAGCACAGTTGCTTGCAGTTCAATATAAAAAGGCAGGCGGAGGCTACAAGTAATGGCACTTGCTAAGTCACAACAGTCACTTAAGAAGTGGACTGCACAGAAGTGGAAGACCTCTGATGGTAAGCCATCTAAAGGCAAGAAAAGATATTTACCAGAAGCAGCATGGGCTGCATTAAGTCCTGCAGAAAAAGCAGCAACCAACAAGGCTAAAGCCAAAGGTAATGCTAAAGGTAAGCAGTTTGTAAAACAACCAAAGTCAATAGCAAAGAAGGCTGCGAGGTTTAGATAATGGCAACAGGAGTAGCAGGTAGCACATTTGCTGACGAATTGAATCGTCTTGCAAATGGTGGAACATATCCCACACCAGATGCGTACCAATCTGAGCAAGGTGCAGCAAATAACTATGCTGACACTAGTGGCTTAGGAATTATAGCAGCATTAAATATCAAGGCCGACACAAACCGTCAGCCTGATGATTACAAGATGATGAACGCTATCTGTAATGAATTAGCAGGAACTACTGGACTATCAGCCGTTGTTGCACTAAGGAGCATAGACCTATGACAACTCTAGCACAGATGATTGATGAAGTCCTCATTAACCTTTCAGGTTATACATACCAACAGGACCGTTCAACATATCTTAAGACTGCAGTTACAACACTTACATCACCAAGCACATCACCTACAATCCTATCTCTTGGAGATACAAGCAACGTAGGTAAAGGTATCGTTGAGATTGACGAAGAACTTATGTGGGTCGATTCATTTGACCGTGTTGGTAATACAGCAACAGTCTCACCATATGGACGTGGCTATCTAGGAACAGGCGCTGCTACGCACGCTGCCGATGCAAAGGTTACTATCTCACCTATCTTCCCACGCTATGTAATTAAGAAGGCAATCAACGATGCTATTCGAGCAATGGGTGCTAGCCTGCTTTCAATAAAGCAAACAACATTTACTTTCAACGCAGCAATTAATACATACGAGTTTGAAGACTTGAATATTGAAAACATTCTTACTATGTCATGGCAGGATACAGGTCCTTCTAAAGAGTGGATTCGTATTCGTCGCTGGGACTTTGACCCACTAGCAGATGTTACTACTTGGGGTGCTAACTCACAGACTGTTTCTATCTATGACTTTATTACACCAGGGCGCACAGTAAAGGTGATGTATGCAACGCCTCCAACACCACTAGAGAATAGTTCAGATGTATTTACTACTGTTACAGGCTATCCTGAATCAGCACGTGATATCGTAATTCTTGGTGCAGCATACAGATTATTAACCTATCTTGACCCAGCACGTGCAGGTCAAATTAGCCCACAGGCGGACGAAACAGATGGCAAGCGCCCATACGGTGCAAGTGCATCAGCAACAAAGCAACTCTTTGCCCTTTACTTGCAACGTCTAAGTGAAGAAGTTAAGACGCAACAAAACCAATATCCGCCACGAATTCATTATACTCGATAGGAATATAAATGACAACACGCAATTACTCCTCTCGCTCGCAACAGACTACACTAACAAGTGCTGTTACTGCTGGCGCATCAACGATAGTTGTCCAGTCTGGTAGCGCACTTATGGGCGGTCAGTCGATTCCTGCTGGTACAACCTTTACAATTGTTATCGACCCAGATACAGCAATCGAAGAAATTGTAGATGCCACCGCGATATCGACTAATACACTTAGCATCACCCGTGGTATTGATGGTTCATCAGGACAGGCTCACTCTGCTGGTGCAGTAGTTCGTCACATGGCAATTGGTCGCGACTACCGCGAAGCCAACGCACACATCGAAGCATCTACAGGCGTTCACGGCATTTCAAACTCTTCTTCTGTAGTCGGAACGATAGACACTCAGACTCTGACTAACAAAACTCTTACAGCCCCTACAATCACTAATCCTAGTATTTCAGGTGCTGGAGTAGACGCAAGCATTGTATTTGAAGGCGCAACTGCAGATGCTTACGAAACTACACTTACAGTAGTAGACCCAACTCAAGACAATACAATTACAATGCCTAATACAACAGGCACGGTGGTTATCGCTACTGCAGTACAGACACTTACAAACAAGACTTTAACTAGCCCAACTATTTCAGGCTCACCAGTAATTACTGGTCTATCTTCTGCTGGTATGACAACCTCATCTGCTACTCCTAAGGATTATGTAGATAGCATTCTAGGCTCAGCAACTTCTGCAGCAACTAGTGCTGCATCTGCAGCCACAAGTGCAGCATCTGCTGCTACATCTGCAGGAAGTTCAGAAACATCTGCAATTGCATCAGCAAGTTCGGCAACCGCTTCAGCGACTTCAGCAACAGCGTCAGCAACTAGTGCAACTGCTTCGGCCTCTAGCGCATCAGCGGCAGCAACCAGTGCGTCAAGTGCTGCAACAAGTGCAACAGCAGCGGCTACATCAGCCACATCTGCTGCAGCAAGTGCTACAACTGCAGCCGCTTCGGTAGCGACTATCGCAGGTTATGCAACTACTGCATCTAACTCTGCAAGTGCAGCAGCGACAAGCGCTGCATCTGCTAGTGCATCCGCAACGGCTGCAGCAACATCTGCAACAAGCGCTGCAGCAAGTGCAGCAAGTATTGTAGGAGACGCTGCAGCAGCAGCGACTAGCGCAGCCTCTGCTTCTACTAGCGCAGCCAGCGCATTAACATCTGCAAACTCAGCATCTGCTGATGCAACTACCGCAGCAGCGTCTGTTGCTACTATTGCTGGCTATGCTACAACGGCTTCTAACTCAGCATCTGCTGCTGCTACATCTGCAGCATCTGCAAGCACGTCTGCAAGTTCTGCTTCGACGGATGCAGCCAGTGCTGCAACTTCAGCATCATCTGCTTTGACTTCAGCAACGAGTGCAGCAACAACTTACGATAACTTTGATGATAGATACTTAGGTGCTAAGTCAACACCACCTACATTAGACAATGATGGCAACGCACTTATTACTGGTGCTCTGTACTGGAACTCAGTATCAAATGAGATGTTTGCCTGGACAGGTTCTGCCTGGGGTTCAATCTCATCTACTGCTGCAATCTTCCGCTTCCGCTACACAGCAGCAGGAGGCGAAACATCAGAGTCTGGTCCAGATGATAATGGCGTAACCCTGTCATACTTACCAGGCAAAGAGCAGGTCTACCTAAACGGTGTCTTGCTAGTACGCACAGAAGATTACACAGCAAGCAATGGTACAAGTATTTCAGCATTAGACCCTGCACTTACAGCAGGAGATGTGCTAGAAATTATTACATTTACTGCATTTGATTTGGCTACAGCAATTTCTAATACAATCTTGGACGCTAAAGGCGATTTGATTGTTGCAAGCGATGCCGACACACCAGGCAAACTAACAGCAGGAACTAATGGGTATTTCTTAAAGGCTAACTCAGGAGCAGCACTTGGTCTTGAGTGGGCAGAAGTACCAGAACCAGATTTAACATCTATTGAAATAATGTCTATTATGGGAGCATACTAATGACCAAAGCAAGAGTAAATGCA